CATGGAGATGTATCCCGTAACAACGGTACTCTAGGTAGCCATGCCCACTACTAGACGGATATAGCGGGTGTCGACCCCGGCTCCGTGGCTACTTATTCCACGGCCTCTATCCCATCCCCGCCTTTTAGACTTAGCTGGCGTTTCGCGCAGCCAGCTACCAAATAAAAAACCCGCATAAGACTAGAGCGTGGCTCTTGGCATGAGCAGCCATTGAAACCAATAAGAGTGCAATAAAGGAAAGCCGAACTCATCGGTTTTAACGCTACACACGCCCTAGACTTATGCGGGCTGCACCCTTATTGCTAGCTTTTGATTCCAACGGATGCCACTCCGCTGACGGCTCAATTTTATATCCTGTTTAGCCCTGAAGTCAATAACCCCACAAATTGTAGGGGAATTAAAAATAATTGAAAAAAGGTGTTGACATGGGCAGTAAACAGTTTACTATTCATATCACGGTCACTTGATCGTACTAACCGGAGAGAATAAATGATTGAAGTCCTAGAGCAAACAAACACCAACGGCACTAACGCCACGATTGTTGGCGGCAAGCAAACAGTCACTATTACTGCTCAAATTGCTAAGCATCACGCCGCTCGCCGTAGCACTTGCGACAACCGCATGATCAAAGCTTACACAAGTCCCGCTGGATTTTGGGTTAAATACAATAAAGGCAACACTTTTGTGACCGACTACACCAAGGCAGTTGCCCTTGCAGTTCGCCACGCCAATCGAATTTAATTTAACCGGGGGCTTCGGCCCCCACTATCGGAGAGAATAAATGACAACATCACCCGCTTGGTCAATATATCGTGACGATCCAGTTGACCACGTCCTCAGAGTAACAACCCCCCAAAGCCACTACCACCAATGCGTTCATTGCAAGGGTCGCATCTTTACGTCCGACCATGATTGCCTTGAGCGTTTTATTACCGACCACCAAGACTGTGAGGCAACGAAATGACTGACGCAGAACACCACCAGCAAGAACTTGAGCAACAGGAGCAAGAGGAAAAGATAACTATCCAGCACCTAGACCTGATTGCATATAAGTGTTTAGGTGTAGCCCAAGCAGTTCGTGATTTAAGTTTTATGCGTGACCCGGAGTCGTTTGAGAAGTCGAGAGCCCGCTTAATCGAGCTGGCAACTGAGTTTGATAAAACAAGGAGAAAGTACGATGAGCAAAGCACCAAGCACTAAAATTGACAAAGTAGCGCACCACCTAGTTACCAAGAAAAAAATTACTAGCTGGGAGGCGATTATGTTGTACCGCGCTACACGCCTAGCCGACATTATTTTTAACTTGCGTAATGAGGGCTGGTTGATCAACACCGTAATGCTTCAAAAAGATAAAACCCGTTACGCAGAATATATTTTGATTAAGGCGAAAACCAAATGACTAAAGACGAATTTGGTGATTTAATAGGTGGCGCACTACTTGCGCTAGTAGCAGTTTTAGCAATGTTTATCTAAGGAGAATAACTTGAGTGCATATAGCAAACTGATGGATGCCCGGATAGCTTTACAAAACGCTAGTCTTAAAAAATCGGGCAAGAATACTTACGCAGGGTATTCGTACTTTGAGTTGGGTGACTTTTTACCCGCGATCCAATCTATATTCCATGAGAAAAAGTTAGCTGGCGTTGTGTCCTTTGGGCTCGACCTTGCGACCCTGACCATCGTGGACTTAGAAGATGGCTCAGAGATCAAGATAACCAGCCCCATGTCCTCGGCAGCTCTCAAGGGTTGCCATGAAGTTCAAAACCTCGGTGCGGTTCAGACCTATATCCGCAGATACCTTTGGGTCTCAGCTCTGGAAATTGTCGAACACGATGCGATTGACTCTGCCCAACCAGTAGAGCCCAAGCCTAAACGTGCTACCAAGTCCAAAGCAGAGCTTGTGAAACTCATCAATGAGGCATCGAGCCCTGAGATCCTATCGGTGTTCTGGAAAGCTCTGAGCCCAGAGGAGCGTGAGCTGGTCAGGACTGAGGCCGCGCACAAGGGCGCAGAACTAAAAGAGTCCAAAGGTGTTCTGAAAATAGGGGAGCCAAGAGATGCGTGAGGCCAACCCATACCAGCTCGATGGCAACTGGTGGAACGACCGGCTGGGTAAGCTCACCGCTTCTCGGATGGCGGCGGCTATGAACTTTCTCAAGTCTGGTAAGGAGTCCACGGAACGCGAGAACCTACGCTATGAGGTTGTGGCTGAACGGATCACCAATACCTTTGCGGACAAGTACACGACCTCTGATATGCAATGGGGGGTGGAGCAAGAAGCCGCAGCCAAGGAACGGTTTGAGACTGTGACCGGTCTGATAGTCACCGACACCCCGTTTATTGACCACCCGCGCATACACTTTCTAGGCTGTTCGCCAGACGGGTTCGTGTCTGACGGCTCGCTCATAGAGATCAAGTGTCCCAAGACCAAGACACATATGAAGTACATAGCCAACCAAGAAGTCCCTGCGGAATATAAACCTCAGATGACCTTACAGTCGGCGGTTACGGGTAAGCCGGTCTGGTTTGTGTCCTACGACCCGCGTATGGGTGAGGGCAAAGACCTGTTCATCAAGAAGTTCCGACCAACCCCAGAGGAGATCAAGGTGGTCGAGGCCGCAGCAGAGCAGTTCTTAACTGAGTGTGAAGCCTTGTTTGATTTTTACAACAACAAAGCAGTTTATTTCGATAAGGATTAAAAATGTTACTAATTGGATTAGCTCGTATCGGTAAAGACCCAGCAGTTCGCTACACCGCTGACGGTAAGCCCGTCATGGATCTATCGCTCGCTATGGACTACGGCAAGAAAGGCGCTGATGGAAAGCGGCCTACGCAATGGATCTCCGCGACTATGTGGGGTGACCGTGTGGAAAAGCTCCAGTCTCACCTAGTCAAGGGCCAAAGTCTCTTTGTGACCCTGTCTGAGCCTCACTTGGAGGAATACAAGCGCAAGGATGGAACCACGGGTACTTCGCTCAGGGCGCGGTTAAATGAGCTGGAGTTTGCCGGGGCTCCAAAGGATAAGGTGCGCGAGGAAAAGATTGAAGATGATTTGGACATACCTTTTTAGGGGGACTCATGGAAGATATTTCGTCAATGATCATTAAGCTTGACCTAAACCTGTCGGAACTAAAGCGCCTGACTAGAACCCCGGCGTTTGCCGATAACGAAAAGATTACGCAGATTATTTTGGATATGCGTTGGCAGTTATCGCAAGCCCTGACCTCGATAGGTAAGTCAGATGCCGGACAGGATTAAGTGCTGGGCTCTTAAAGACTCGCGGGGTCGCTACGTTCAGATAGAACATGGTGCGATGCCACAAGAAGCCTTTAAGAACTTGACATTTAGAACCCAGCGGGCGGCTAATGAGTGGCTTACTCGGAACTTGTACTGGTACTACAAGGCCAAACCAGTTCAGGTCATAGTCAACATTAAGGAGGTAGGTGAACCATGACTTTTATCTCTCATCTCGTAGCTGCCGACATCTGGTTCTTTATTCTGTGGATGATTGCGATGATCGCAATGGTCTGTTTTGTTTGTTCACAAAAGGAAAAAAAAGATGAAAAGATTACTGATAGTTTTAGCCCTGACAGGGTGCGCCACCACAAACCCCGGGGACTATAGCGTTACCCCACCAACTCAGAAGCTGGTCGTGGATAAAGAAGTCCACGCCATGACCCGCTTAGAGACCGCCAACGCCATTCAGGACTGTCAGGCGGCTAGGACTAGGGCTGTGGTTATTTACGGTCGCAGGGCAGTCGGAGGGGTGACTAGGGACGTTGTCATCGATGTAACGTGCGCCCCGCTGTACTAAAAAAGAACCCCCAAAAGGGGGTCGCAAGGCCCGTAAGGGCAAAGAGAAAGCGTCTTAACTGTAAGCCCTCGTCCCCTGCCGGTCAATGATTAACGCCTGACCGCGTGGGGACGTTTCCGGGGTATTTGGGACGCTGATATGCGTCCATGAGTCAAACTCTAAAATGATCTGGTCAAAGGGCACAGAGGCCGCTATACAAGCCTCTACGACCTCCCGTGGCTTCATGCCGGGAACCCGTAGGTCTGCCGCGCACCCAAGCCGGTGCTGGGAGGTGTCCTTGGAGCCCACGGAGTCATTGACTTGCTTGGATCGGTAGGCCGAGTTGATCATCACGGGTTTACCCCCAACCGCAGCCTTGACCTGTTCTAGTAGCTCCGCGAGACGGATCAGGTTCTCTTTTTCCGCATTTGAGGGAATATTGAGCCAGCCGTTACGCTCGGCGGTCTCAGACCGCACCAGTTCGTCATAGGTAAAGTGTTCGGATAGGTTCATTTCTTCTCCAGTAGGTCATCTAACTGTTTACTCTTTTCTTTGGAACCGGCGCTAGACCCAAAGTAGTAGGACAGGATCTGGGTAACCGCAGCCGATAAAACGCCCAATATGTAGATCAATATGTCCTTAGCGGCTGGCTTAACCTCAATAAAAATTAGGATTGCAAAAAGGACAAAAGACAGGGTAATGACCCCCAAGCTCAGTATTGAGTTGATGTTCTTGGTGATTGGGTGAACATCCGCAGAGGCCATAGCCGCCTCTCGACCGCGAGCTGAATCCCGGTCTTTAGCCTCAATCTCTAGTTTTTTAACGTCAGCCTCTAGGTTGGCAAGCTCACCTTTTTGAGCTAGTTCCAAAAGCTTGGTCTGGGCTTCAGCTTTAGCGGCAGGGTCGGGCAGTACGCGGTCTAAGACCTTCTCGCCAATTTTTAGAATGGTATCTAAGCCAATCATTTTTTCTCCTTTGCTAGGATGGTTGAGGCAATCTGCAACATGGTTTTTGCATGGTCTAGGTTGGCGGGCGGTGTAGCCCAGCCCACGGTAATCTGGCCTATAAACCGGCTATGGTCAGGGGGAACGCTCACCCTGCACCCAAAGGTCATGCCCTTTTCGATGTACCAAAGACCCACCTCGGACTGCGCGGCCTTGTACTCCCCGCAAGGGATCTCGTTAGCCATAAGCGCGACAACGTCCTTGTTGTTACCGGCGTTGCTGGTAAATAGGCCAACGTCTAAACCTTCCATAGTTTTGTCACGGCCTTCCTTGGTATAAGCACGATATAAGACCCGCGAGCCAATCAAGGGGTTGACCTTGAAGATAGCAACTACTTGGGCGTTAGTGTGCTTAAAAAGGTGGGTAGCCGCGTCATCGACCCGCCCCTCGGCTATCTGGGGTAGCTTCTGGTGTTCCTTATAAGTCCCAACAATCAGGTCGCGGTGGTCGTAAACGATGTACCCCGCAAAGGCTAGGATCGCCATCAAAATCAACGCAAATAGCTTAAACGGGCTGTCCACATAGTTTAAGACCTTGGTTAGGGTGTCTTGGCGCTCGCTCACAGGTGACCCTTGGCTATGTAATAAATGGTAACCGCCATGAACGCTAGAACCACGCAGATGATCTGCAACTCCCGCATCTTGGCTACGTCTCGGCCCAGCTCGTCCTTGGTCTTGGCGTGGCGCGAGATCATGTCCTCTTTGATCTTCTTAACCTTTTCAAATTCCTCTAAGCCCTTGAACTCGCCAAACTGCTGGATCAGAAAGTCCCTGACCTCAAGCTCCATGCGCCTAATCTGGTCAAGTCTGCGCCACTCGCTCATGGCGGTCATTATGGTGATTTCACCCTCTTGGCTTTTGCGGACTGACTTAAATGCGTGGCGGGCCTTAACCTCTGCCATCCCAAAGTTTTGGATGGACTCAACCGCAGAGCTGATCTCCCGACCAGACTGAATAGCAGACTTAATGCTGCTGGTTGCCGCCTTCGCAGTAGTGATGATTGGATCTAAGTCGCTCATAATTCATTTGTCTGCCTTGTCGTTTAAGCGATCATACAGAGACCCAATTAAACTCTCTAGCTTGTCAAACCTTGCGCTCATCTCGACCCTGACTTCTTTTAGGTCATCCCTGCGGACATAAAGCTCCCGCAGTTCTTTTTCTATTTCGTGGGTGTCCTTACGCAACTCTTTTAGGGAGTCCCATATCTCGCGGGCAAACCAGCCCAGCGCAGCCAAGACACCACCCAACCCAATATTGATAACGGTTTGCCAATCCATATTAGGTTTTCATTATGTAGCACAGGGCGTAGTACGGGGGCAGATTCGCGTTGGTTCCTGACGTACCAGCGGTTGCTACCGTGGTTGCAACGGTTACACCAGTATTTGCAGTTGATGTATTTGCAGTAGCAACAAGAGCCCCACCAGCCTTGATGTTTCCTGCTGCGCCTTCTCCACCTGAAGTTGTATAAGTATGGTTGTGACCCGGATCAGTAACGGTTGAAGTAGCTGTATGGGTATGAGATACAACAATAGCGTTAGCAGAACCTCCGGTCGCGTCCACCGAATAAGTTGATCCAGCCCCAACTACAAACCGGTCTCTTAGGTCTGGCGTTCCGTTAGACCCGTTACACAAGACGTAGCCCGCGGGGATAGAACCAATAGAACCCGACCACAAGAAAATACCGCCCGCAGGGATTGGAGTAGCAGCCGGTGGCGTTGCGCCAATAATCCCGTAGAGGTTATCGTAGGTCTGGATGGTTACGTCTGATGAGTCCTTGAGGATGAACTTATAAAAGAACCCTTCGGTCAGCCATATCTCATTAGGAGGTCTACCACTTGTCCCTAAGATAATAGGGTTGGCGTTAGCCGTAAGCCCAGAGCTTTCCGTATAGGTCGCAAGTGGCGTACTCGACCCAGCCTGATAGGTGTAAATCTTACCGGCGTTTAGCGGTGCGCCATTG